TAAGAACTAATTGCATACCTTCTTCACCACCATTAATTGTATCTAAATCGTCTGAACTTGCATCACTTTCCGTATCAACAGTGTGATATGAATTAGTTACTGTAATAACTCCACTAGCTATTGTTAATTCTGCACCAACAGTATAAACAATTTTATCTGCTGTTACACTATTAGTTGCTATAGCACCATCAGAAGAGAAGCGTCCATCAGTTATGGCTTCTACTTGTGACGTACCGTCAAATGTTCTGTATGTCATAATTTGTTAAACTCCATAAACTGCGTTTTCTATTAGTAGTGTTACATTTGAAGTACCTTTCCTAGCTTCTATATAAATTTTATTATCATAACAACTTACATTTAAAAATAGATTAGTACCAGTATTACCAGCAAGAGCAACACCAGCACCTCCAAATGGATGATCTGATAAATCAGCTGTATCATAATTACCAGCTAAAGCTCTATTTGAAGTACCACCATGCCATACTTGGAAAGCACCAGCACCAGCTAGTATATATACTTCCCCTGCAGTAGTTCTAGCATCATAAGAAAAGATACCAAAAGTATCAGCTTCATCATCATTTAAAACTCTACATATACCCATGGTAGTAGGAGGTGTAAAGGTTTCTACTTGATCATCACCTAAAGATGTAAAATGAGCATAATTCCAAGCAACTCCATTATGAGTAGGTATAAATCCAGATGGTAAGTCAGTAATACCGTTAGGTAGTACTACTTTTAAATTTGTATAAGTAGTTGTTTTAGATGCTTCAGCTCTACTAACAACACCTGTAACATTTTTTACAGGTCTTACAGCACTACCATCTACAACACAATCTTTTCTAGCTACTTCGGTATCAGCATTTAAAACGCAATCTGTACTATTTGAACCCCAATCCGCTACTGTAATTGCTTTAACAGCTGTCCATGTAACACCACCATCAGATACCGTACCGCCTTCAGTTGTAGGCCATGTAGGTTCAGTTGCAGAATGTGTAGTACCTGCTGATGTTACTTTAAAAAAGTATCCAGCTTGAGTGCCAGTACGTCTTCGTTTAATTGTATCTAAACTATAAGCAGTATTAGCTGTCCACGCACCTGGGTCATCTACATATGGAAGATTGACATAACAGTTATTAGCTGATGTAAATTTAACTAATGTACCAGTTACAGAACTAAAATCTTGACCACCTACATTTTCAATAATAATATTATGACATTTATTGCTAGTACCTGCAGATATATCACCATTTATATCACAAAAGATACCGCCATCAGCTACATGTTCAACTCTAATATTTTTTACAGTACCACCATACAAGGCACTATAAGCATAGAATTGAATACCTATATTTTCATCATTACTACCACCACCCCATTGTCCTCCATCTACGTGGACAAATTTACTTTCAAATCTACCACCAATTGCTCCAGTATATCTAGAAGAAGAATGAGTATAATTAAAGTTCCAACTAGATCCTGCTGAATTAACTCTTACACCATATTTTTGATGATTATTAATTCTACAATTATTTAATGTACCTAAATAAGATTTACTTCCATCTGTTTCTCTTACAGGTTTACCATCACTACCTTCTAATTGTGTACCAAATAAAATACCACCGTATCCTAAGTCTTTACAATTTACATATACATTATCACATCCAGAAAATGGTGAGTTTCTAAAATGAATACCCCAACCACCTGTTATAGAATCTTCTGATCCAGTTTGTGTTGAATGGTTTAAAATATATAAATCTCTAAACCATACTCTATCTGCTCTAACAGTATCACTACCTACAACAAATGCTGAAACATTATTTGTTATATTAGATATTTTAGTACCTTCATCTACTTGACTACCTTCACCTTGAATTACTAAAGATTTTAGTATAGTAATTGAATTTGTTATTTTGTAGGTACCTCTTGGTAAATAAAGAGTACCACCTGATGGTAATGCATTTACTGCGTTTTGGAGAGCAGTAGTATCGTCTGTTGTACCATCACCTTTTGCACCATAGTCTAAAGCAGAAACGCCTAAATTATGGCTTAAATTTGTTTGTGTTTTTGTTAATGCCATAATTTAATTATTTCCATGAGAAGTTAATAACCATTGGTATCCATTATAGATAAGTGTAGCAGCATCACCATTAGAAACATCAATTGTCACACCACCTACTATAGTATTTAATGTACCACCTTCAGCAGCATCAGTTAATACTATATCACCAGCTTGACCTACATAGTCCCATCTAGGATCAGGTTCTGAACCATCATCTTCAATATTTGCTGAAGTTCCTGTTGGACCTCCTGATGAATGAGATGTACCAGCTCTATCACATTTATAATATTTACCACTATCATTATGTACTATATCGCCAATTATATAAGCAGTACTAGCTCTCCATGCAGGTGGTCCTGAAATAATTAAAGTTTGTCCAGTTACACCACCTGTAATTGTTGTAACAGCATGAGTTGTACTACTTGCTGAAGGGCATATTTGATGATATGTATTAGTTACTGCTAATGCAGTACCACTTAGTTCTGTAATAGCTTTACTATAAACTAAACCTTTACTAAGTGTGGTATCATTAGATAAAGTGGTAGTACCTGTTACTGCTAATGTTCCTGCAATAGTTGCATTAGCATCAAGTGTAGTATTACCTGTTACATCTAATGTACCAGCAATATCAATATTATCAGCTAACTTATCACCATTTACTGAATCATTAGCTATTTTATCTGCTGTTACTGCAGTTCCTGCTAATTTAGCTGTAGAAACTGTTCCATCACTAACAGTAATATTTGTATCTGCAAGTTTAGATTTTAAAATTCCAAAAAATGTAGTACCAATTTCAGGAGCTTCACTAAATGTAATTGTACTTGCTGTTGGGTTTACAGTATATGCAATATCAGGTTCTTGTAAAACACCACCAATACTAATAGTAACATCTAAAGCACTAGATATTGAAATATCAGAACTGTTATGATGTAAATTAAATGTAGTTGTACTACCGTTAAAATCACTAGCTATATCGTCTATTTTATATTGCTGAGCTCCAGCTGATGAAGCATAAGTACCTTGAACTGTCCACTTAACTCCATCATAATAATACGATAAACCGTTCGTAGCGTTATGTGTTTGTCCCGTACTTGGGGATGAGGGAAAATTTAATGCCATGATTTATCAACCTGATTCAAGTGAAGCTACATAAGTTTTGTAAGTATTAATAACGTCTGTAGTCCATAAAACATCTGCTACGCTTTTAACATCTGCTGGTTCTGAAGATACATCATCTGAAGGGCTAAGTGAATATCTATGATAATTCCTACCTACTTCAACGTTATCTTTTAAAGTAATGTCAGAACGTCTGACTTGTATTATTTTATAAGGAGGAATTACTTCTACCTTATATTCTTGTTTTTCTGTGTAAGTTGCCATAATAAAAAGTTAACTAGTTTGGTAGGTTATTGAAATCAAAATATCTGAAGTATCATCAGTTATTTCTGTTACTCGTATACCTGAATCATCAGTTGTATTATCTCTCATTTCTGGTATGCGTAAATAATTAACCGAAGCGTCTATAGCAGCTACAGGAATACCATCATAATTAACACTATCTGTTAAAACAGAACCTACAACACGATATGCACTTGCATTAGCAAATGGTAAACCACGAATATATAAATCATTACTACTTGTAAGTCCGCTAACATCGATATTACTTAAATTTAAAATTAAATGAACTAAGTTACCTATTTTTGTATAAGTTCCAGTTTCTGTTGAACCAGTATTACCACTAGTAGCAGCATCAGCTATAATTGCTTGACATGTACCTTCTTCGTAATCATCTAAAAGTGAATTAGTACTAGAAGTATCAGTACCACCTGGAACTGCAGTAAAGTCTATTCCACCACCATCTTTAAAAATAACTTTATTAGCAATATAAGCGTTTTGCCAATGATAACCACTTGTACCTAAACTAATACCAGTACTAGAAGTACCGTCTACATCAGGTCTAAATGGTATATCACGAAGTCTAAGGGCTGAACCAGTTTCAAGACCTAAATTTTCATGAGAAAAATCACCTTTATAATTACTTAAATATACTATTCCTTTTAAATCTGTATCAGTATTAAAAGCTAAAGTAGGTTTTAAATTAATTGTTTTAACTATAGTTGTACCTGAAATAGTTCCGTCTACATCTGCATCTTGAAGGTAATCCCAAGTAACTCCACCTACTGCTGTTGGAGAAGCTGGATCTGTATGCGATGGAGCTGTAGAACCTGTAGATGTAGCTGTTGTAGTAGCTTCATATATCCTACCGTTAGCGGCTACTCTATCTCCTGTTGTATAACTAGTTCCTGTACCTAAAGCATTTGTGCCATTCCAATCTTTTGGAATAAAATTAATTTTAGCTGTTATCCAATGACCACCATAAAAAGCTGCAGAAGCAGTATTACCTGTAAAAGTTATTTTTGCATCAGTATTAGATTCTGAATATCCTCCAAAAAATTCAACTCTATTAGCTCTATCAAGTTTTAAAACATTAGTTCTAGATCCTGCACGGAAATCTACATTTACAAATCTAACTCCTTGTCCAGCTTTAGCAGTATTTTTTATAGCTGCATCCATTAAAAAATTACTTAATCTACCTTTTTCAAAAACAATATCAGAAGTACCTCCCCAACCCCATAACCAATCATCTGTAGCATAATCATCAGGATCTCTAGTAGAACCTTGAATTTTTATACCATAACTTGTAGCAGTATCTGATTTACTTTCTATCCAAAAATCTCTACCAACAAATTCGTTCATACCTGAACTTGGAGAAATAGAAGTATGCAGATTTTTTAAAGTTGTATTTCTATCACTCCAAGTAGCATCAAGATAAACACCTGCATCAGTAAAACCAAATACTTGTAAACCTGAAAAACCACATTGTTTTACACATGGAAACAAAACACCAATAGACCAATTATTAGATTCAGTTAGTAAAGTTAAATTTTCTAAATAAACACCATTACCTTTAGCAACTAATAATGGGGTATCATCTGTCGCATCACTACCTGTAATATCAGTCCATCTTACACCTGTCAAAGTACCAGATGTTTTAAATATTGTTCCTTTTACTTGAGTACTTGTACTCCAGTTATTATATTTACCTTCTCCTATAACTCTTACACCAGCAGGTATATAGAGAGTAGTTGTAATCAAATAAGTACCAGCAGGTACATATAAATTCTTTTCTTTTGTACCAGCTTCATTTAAAGCATTTTGAATTGCTGTTGTATCATTAGCTACACCATCACCTATTGCACCGAAATCGTTAACTGAAATTATATCTGTTAACTTACTATCCCAAGTTCTAGCTACTGCACCAGTACCTGTTTGTGTAAATGATCTAGATCCATCTGCATCAAATGGTGGGTTAGCTTCTACCCATTGACTAGAATCTACATCTTCATAATAAATATAAGTTCTACCACTTGTCGAATCAAACCATGTATCACCTGAACTAGGTGTAGTAGGAGCTGTTGCACCTGCACTATGGTTAGCGTTAGCATAGCTAAATATTTCTCCTTTCTCTATACTATTTTCTTGTTCTTCTAATGCATATAATGCTTGTGTTTGATTATTATTCAAACTAGCAGCCTTCACAGAAGAACCTGCAGCAAATACATTATTAGCTGTTGTTAAACTTGTTTCTCTATATA